GCCAGCGTGGTGCTTGTCCCCGTCACAGTCTCTGCATTGGTGGCCAGCTCAACAATGCCCGCCGCCGACTCTGTAGCTGCCCCAGGGGCTATCACCGCGACCCCGCTCTTGCGCACCACGAAAACATCCAACTGCGTCGTGGTGTCGGCGTAGACCATTGCCATGTCGCCAGCCTCAATGACGATGTTGGCGCCGCCAGCGTTCAGGTTCAGGTTCGCCCCCTGCGTCAGCGTCGGCGTGCTGTCAAAGATCAGCTTCATCCAAGCGCCGGCCTGCGGTGCCGTGCCCATGTCAGTGATCGGCCCGGTGTTGCCGGTGATGTGGCGGGTGTTTCCGTCCGTGGCCCAGATGTTGATCGTTCCGGCGCTTGCAACGTCCGCGCCTTCTTTGAACTGCAGCAGCCCTGTCATCGCGCCGCCTGCGGTGCCCAGGACGGCCAGCGCCGTGCGCGCCGCGCCTGCCGTACCATCAGCGCCCAGCAGCGTCGTTACGTAGTCCCACAGCGCCCCAAAACCTGTGCGCGCCGTGGCGTTGCTTGGTAGCGGGTATGTATCGGCGAGGGCTGTTCTCGCGGGGGGTGCGGGCATGTCAATATCCTTTCAGGGTGACATCCACACAGGCGCCACTGACGCCTGTGTGCGACGAATTGTAAACGTGAACAACGGGCGCTAGTGGGCTCGTCTTGTCCACTTCGACCGTCTCCGCGCCGGACCCGTTGGTTTGGAGCGTCACCTGCACGTTCAGGATGCTGGTGAACGGTTTGCTGTAGGGAATCGTCGTGCCGCTCGCGCCCACGGCCAGGTCGTCCACGGTTTCAACGATGTCTGGCGCGTCCACCGTCAGGGACATGGTGGTGATCTGGCCTTGCGTGGCGCCCGCCGCGAGCCGCACACGGAATTGGTAGATGTCGTTCTCCATGACGATCTGACCCGGCCACGGGATCCATGGGCCGGGGGCGCCATAGAACGAGTCTGCGTCCGCCCCGTAGAAGCTGGTCGCATCCGCCTCGTAGAACGACCCCGGCCCGGACAGCCGGTAGTCAATCGCCAGGCTGTCACCTGCGATAGTCAGCGCCAATGTCCCGATACTGCCGGCCAGCGCCGCCGTGATGACGACCTCGCTGGTGACGTAGGTCATCGCCAGATACCCGCCGGCCCCGTCGCTCGTGGCTACGACGTTACCCCCTACGACCGTGCAATTGGTCAGCGTGCCGGTGTACCCGAGCGCGTCGAAATCGACCTGCTCGACCACATTCACAATGTCTGGATCCGCCAGGTTCGTCGCCACCGCTGCCGCATTCAAAGACTCGTTCCCTGTGGTGTCGATGGCCTTGATCATGATGGTGACGGCGCCGCTCGGTCGCGTCACCATGACGTAAGGGCTCTCGGTAATCACGCCGACGTGCATCGGGGTCGCCGTCGCCCACGTGAAATTCGATCCGTAGTTGAACCGCAGCAGATATCCCCACAGGTCCACGTCCGCGACCGCCGTCCAGTTCAACGTGTCCCCACTGATGGAAAACGCCGTGATGTTGGCCGGGGGTTCGGTCTTGCCGATAATGCGGTGTTGCACCTGGGTGTTCCAGTCGCTGATCCCTACCGTAGTCCGGGCGCGCGCCTGCACGACGTAATAGGCCCCGTCCAGCACGTCACTCGTGATAACTTGCGTCTCGTCCCCGGTGACGGTAAGCACGGTCCACGCTCCCGTCGAGTCGGACTGGCGGAACCGAACGTCCACATGTCCGTGCTGCACGACCGCCGCGTCCGCGACCTGCGTCCACGACACCTTCATTCGCGACACCACTGTGCCGTCGTTCTGCACCAGGAGCTGCGCCGTGCCGCTGGCGATCGTCAGCGCCCCGACACTGGCCACATCCCAGGGCTCAGGCAGGTTCGTGTTGCTGGCGAAGCCCTGGGGGTCGAACCCCGCGTCCATCTGTGTGATCGCGGCGGTCGTTTCCTTGAGCGTCAGCATGAGTTGTGCGTCGCTGGTCCACTGGCGCCCGAGCACCATGAACGTCTTGGCCGCCCAGCCATAGGTCGATAGGGTCAGGTCGATGGTGTCGAACAGCTCAACGTCGTAAGCCGTCAGCTTGAACGGCATTTCGACCGTCAGCGGGTCGCGCGCGTCGCGCATCATGACGCCGGCGACGTGTTGGGCCTGGGGGGCGTACCCGACCGCAGGGAAAGGCACCTCTTGCGTCAGCTCTTTGCCGTCACGCGTCAGGAGCGCCGACCCGACCAGCGGCGTCAGGTCCACTTGTTTGTAATCCTGGGCGGCGTCCCAAATTTTGATCTTGACCGTGTTGAACTTTTGCGCCTGCTCACGATGGACGCTGATATTGATCGGGCGGCGACTCTCGCCGGAGCCGTTGCGCGTGATGACCGCCAGGTCCGCATCGGTCAGCGACTTGGACGACGCAGTGTAGACGCCGGTCTTCAGGTGCAACTCGCCGCCAGAGTACGCCCAAGAGCCGCCCATCGCCTGCGCAAGATCATCAAACGCTGACCGCGGCGCAGCCCCGAACGGCACAACCAGATTGCTGCGGTACAGCGCGCAAGCGGCCTGCGGCACGCCGTCCACCGTGTAGACCGTGCTGGTGTCGCAAGCGTTGGCCGCAACAATGAATCGGTCGTCCTCGGCAGTGCTGACGGACGCCTTGCCGAACTTGGCGTGTTGGTAGACGTGGCGCATGTGCAGCGCGGGGTTGTCCGTCCATACCGTCGTTCCGGTGCGGGGATCGTAGCACTTGGCCCCGCGCCCGACGGCGGTAACGACCGGCACGCCAGAGGGGAACGCCGTCTCGTTATAAATGAACTTGACGACATAGTACGCAACGCCCTCGACCACATTTGCCGCTGGCCAGTCAGTCGGGAACGCCGCCCGCAACAGCGCGTCGGCCGTCTGCCCCGCCGCGCCCAGATGCGAGACGATGCGGACAAAACTGTCTTGCGTGGTGTACTGGTAGGTTTCGTACCCGGTAGCCACAGGTTCACTATCCCCGCCGCCGCCGGTGTACTCCGTGACGATGCTCGACGGGATATACCCGGGCTCATAGGGGCCTCCGGCGAGAACGCGCGCTGTGGTCGTGACGCTGCGGGCATACGGCGCCGTCGTGACGTACCCGTCCGCGTCAAGCGTCACAGGCACGTCGTGCAGGTAGAACGTCTCGAACGCATCGACCTCATGCCCCGCCCAGGCGATGGCGACGTAGAGGTCCATTTGGTTCTGCCCGGTGGACGCCTTGTAGAACGGCACGCCCCCCTTGCGCACACGCCCAAGCACCAGCTCGCGCGGGGCTGTCGCCATCGGAACGTTCGTCATGCGGTCAACTTGGGCACTGTTGTAGGCGTCGCGCGCCTGGTCCTTCGCCTGTTGGGCTTTGATGTGGCTGTAGGCAAGGCCGCCGACAAGCAGGATCAGCGAGCCATACGTCGCCGCGAACGTGCCAATGGCAACCGCAGTGGCCACCGACATGACGCCGGCCGTGGCCAGGTAGCCAACCGCCCAAACAACTGCTTCCGGCATTACCCTACCCTCCAGCAAACCGACCCAAACGGCACTTTGACCAGCCCGTCCGGGCCGGGGGCCAGCGCGGTGCGCCCGTTACACACCGCCAGCATGTCGCGCCGGCCTGCCTTGGTCAGCACCACGTCGCCGATCTGCGCTTGCTTGGCGGGCCGGGCGGGGCCGAGCGCCGCCGTGGCGAGCCCCACGAGCCCGCCGTTGCGATTCAAGACACGGTAGGCTTCTTTGGCGCTGGCGTAGTGGCGCAAGTGCGTCGGCACCACGTCAAGCCCCGTCAAGGCGCGCACACAGTCCGCTGCGAACAGGGCGCAATCGTTCGCCCCCCACTCGAACGGCTGGTGCGCGCGAGCGGCGACGAACGCCTCGAATTTGAGTTGCCAGTCGTGATGTCTCATCGCAGAAAATATCCTCTCGCCGGCCACACGATGGGCTTGTCGATCTGGTCGATGACGTACTTGAACGAGGTGTCGGTGGCGTTGATCGCTCGTTGCTCCGCGTCGCTGTAGAACGTCGGCGTGCCCCGCAAGATGTCGATCGCCTTGGACTCCGCGGACACGTGGATGACGCTTTTCTCGCCGTCCTCTGTGATGCCCATCGTATCGAGCGTTCCAGACCATTCTACGGGCGCGTCAAGCACTCGGTAGGTGTCGGCGCTGAGAATGGCCGTCCTGATCGTTACCGCCGTGCCTTGCACCTCGTCCGCGCCGTCCAGCGCCAGCGCAATCGCTGCGGAGTCCCCGAACAACTCGAAGGTCAGGCCCTGCAGCTCGCCCGGTTTATCGTTGATGGGGCTCACGGTGCCCAGGCCGTAGGCGCCCCGGTACGTGACGCCGTCCCAATCCAAATTCCAGTTACTTGTGTTGAGCGCAATCGGGGTGCTGAACGCGAGGTGGATGAACTGAACGATGACGACCGCCCCCGAAGCCAAGGCCGCTGCCGCCGCGTCTCCCGCCAGTGCGGACAAGCGTGCGCTGGCAAAGGGGCGGGAGCCGAAGGGTGCGGAGCCTAGGATCATTACTCAGGCCAAGGCAAAGGGGGGGGGAACGGCTCAACGCCCGGATATCCTGCGGCGACCGCACAGGCACCCTCGGCTGCGAACTTTGGCACGCTGCTGGCGGCATAGGTGCAGGCCGACAGGATGCCGTCATAGCCGCGTGTTTGGGCGAAGGCCTCAAGGCATTGCTGCGTGCCGTCAGGGCCAGTGAGGGGCGCGTGGATGTTGATTTCGAGGTTATTGAGTAAGAGCATTAAAACCTCACGGGAAAAATGTTGGAGGGGTAAAGGTTGCGGAATAGAGCCCAACACCTTTTTTGATGCGGAGGTGCATATATCCATACCAGTCGTAATAGCCTTGCAACTTGCCAACTTGCAGCACAGAGCCAGCCGGGTTGTTGACCGTTACCCCAGTGACATTGGTAGTACGCAAAAGAACACCGTTGACAAATGTGTAAAGGTTGTTGCCGACACGCGAGAACGCTACGTGTGCCCATGTGTCTACCGCCGCAGTGCCAACAGCCACCCCGCCATAGGACGTGGAGCCGGAATAGATGTTGAACTGCCATGCCGCGTCAGCCTGATATAGCGCGAAGGAGTAGTTGCTATTTGCTGCCGACCCGTTGGCGTAGCCACATATCGTGTGGTAGCCCAAAACAGTGGCAGGCCGAACAAACGCCTCCACAGTAAAGCCTCCGCTGCCGAAATTGAAATCGGAGCTATTGGCGTAAGTCAGGTAATCCCCGGCACCATCAGCATAAAGCGATGACGCGCCATATTGAAAGGCATTGGTTCGTATTCTGAAGTTGCCGCTAAGAGTAGGTGTGCGAGCGTACTGAGAGCTATCAAGGATGGTTGTAGAGCCCTCTGTGCCGACTCCATGCAGCAACAATACGTTGTTGCTTGCATAAGGGTCGGCCGCCGCCCCGAATCGGTACGGGTTCAGCAGAAAGCCGCGTTGCCTACTTCGCAACGCCGCCCTCACGTCTGTGCTGCGCGAGATCATGCAGGCGTCCCGATCAGCCACACTTTGAGCCCTGCCCCAGCAATGGTGCTGCCCACCGCGTCAATATCAATCGTAATCTCTGCATCGTCCGCAAGCGCCGTGTCGCTTATGACTGCAGGCGTGACCGCTGTGGTGCTGGTCTTTTCCCCAGCATCAATGGTCAGTTTGGTGGACAGAATGGTGGTGCCTCCGTCGTTGATGTCAACGGTAAGCACAGACCCGGTTGGCGCGGTGGTGACGCTAGCGCGAACCGCAGTCACCGTCATGGCGCAAGGCATCCGAAACGTTACTTTGGCCGTCCCGGTGGTGAGTGCGGTCGTCTCGTCGCTGCACGCGATAGGGATGCGCAGAGGCAGCACGAGGTCGCCCGACGCCAGCAGCGATGCACTGTTGATGGTCTTGATGCTGGTGCCGCTGACAAGCACGTCTTGCTTCAGCGCCATCCGCGCCGCCGTCACCCCGACGCCCGCCCGTTTCGTGTCTGCCGCCCAAGAAATTTTGCTGCCGGTGCTGCTGGCGTCAGGCGAGCCGACAATCGTCAACGTGTTGCCTGTGCCCCATGTGTAAGTACCAACCTCCCACGCCCCCGTGGGAATGCCGTCCGCATCCACGGCTTCAATAAACCATTTGTCGGTATCCCCATTGCTGTATTGGCTTGCGCCGGTGACGAACCCCGCCACCGCTCCGGCCAACGTGATCGCACCCGCACCTGCGGTAGTGCTGGTCTCCAGTACGCGGTCTTTGCCGTTGGTAAAGAACGTCATATCGCTTCTCCGAATTCAAAAGTTGACGCGCCGGCGTGCCGCGCCTGGAAGGATATTCCGGTTGACGAAAGCAGTCGGAACGGGCAGGTCGGGCGGCTCCACGTTACCGCCGCGCCGCTGCTCTGCGCTGTGCGCAGCCGGTTCGTCAGCGTCACAGTGATGACCCCTGCCACGGCGGTCGCGTCGGCGGCGGCCTTGAGCAACAATCCCCCCACCCCCAGCATGTCGCCGTACAGAATCGTCCCGGTGGAAGGCGAGCACCCCGTGATCTCGATCGAGCCGGCGCCCTGGAGAGCCGATGCGTTCAGCGTCATCGTGCCACGCGCCGTGCCCCGAGGGTACGGGCGGGCGAAGTTGTAGAGCGCCACGGTGTTAACCATGCCTCGCATGGAGTCGTCGAACGCGTCTAGTATCGCGCCGTTGCCCTCGGTCTGGACGGGCAGATCGCAGGTCATTTTCCAGCGGTCATTCAGCAGGTCGATTGCCTGCTCCGACCCCCCGAACGGGGCGGCGTCGGCGCGCTGATTCACGGACAGCCGCAACACACAGCGCGATGGCCGGAACGCCGACGGCAGAACGATCGTGCTCACGCGAGCCCCCCGTGCGTGCGGCTGCGCATGAACGACGCCTGTATCTGCTGGGCGGTGGCGCGCATGCCCGCGATCACGTCGGACTTGCTGGCGATGTCGCCCACCGTAGCATTGATATTGAAATTAAACACATCGCCCCCGCCGCCCGGCGTGCTCTGCCCCGCCGCATGGTCCGTGACTGTCTCCTGCGGATGCAGGATGGCCATGAACCCGCCCTTGCCGTCCACACCTCCACTGCGCGATCCGCTGCCTGTGGAACCCCCGCCGTCGAACGACAGACCGGTGAACCATCGGGCCGCCGTGGTCAACAACGAGTCGTCGCTGCTGGAACTGATGGACTTATCGAAACCGCGCTTGATCGGGTCCATGATGAGCTGCTGAATGGCCACACGTTTCAGGTCTTGCTCCAGCCCCAGGAGCACGTCGCTGAAGCTCGTGGCGTTCATCAGGGCGCTCTCGAATGTCTTGCTGAACGCCTCCCCGAGCTGCTCGGCGGCGGTAATCGATTCTTTGACCGCGGCGGGCAGAATGTTAAGGTATGTCTGAACGACCTCGTTGTATTTCTTGATCGCTTCGGCCGAATTGGCGTCACCGAAACGGCCCTCTGCGAACCCTTCGGTTATTTTCATCAGCACGCGGCGCTGCTCCTCCAGCTTGGCCGTGGGGGTAGCCGCCTCGATGTCCCTCCAGAACTGACGCTCCTTTTCCATCACGCCGTCCTGAAACTGCTTGATCTCGTTGTCTTCTTTGATGCGCAGCGCCTGGCGCTCCTCGGCGTGCTTTTGCGCCGACTTCATGAGGCGGTCGCGGTCCTCGACCTGCTTTTGCAGATTGAAAGTGTCGTCCGCCTCGCCCCGCAACAGCGCCGCTTGCGCCTCGCTGATTTTCTTCTCGCGCAACGCCTTCGTGATGTCCTTCAGGGTGGAAATACGGTCCCTGTCGGCCGCCGTCAGTTTGGCCGCCGTGTCGAGTTCCAGCGACGCCGCCTCCCGCTGCGCCTGCATGCGCTCGCGGATATTGGCGGTCACGTCGGTACGATTGCCCGCGGCGGGTTTGTTGCGCTCACGGATGCCCGCCAGAACGGCCTCCAGCGCGGCGGGGTCTTCCCCCTTGCCCAGGGTCTTGGCTTCCGTGATGAGACGTTTCTCGCGTGCGGCCTTGGTTTCATTCTGATCCGCCAGGGCGATGAACTTACGGTGGCGTGCGTCGTCGTCCTGCACCCCTTTCTTGATCGCGGCGAACTTGGCGGCGTCCTGGGCTTTGCCCTGCTCCAACGCCATTTCCTCACGCAGGCCGGCGAGGTTCTTTTCGCGCGAACGGAGCTGCGCGGTATCAAGCGCCGAGGGCCCGCCCCGCTGCCCCTTGATCAGGGCAATGGACTCCTCCTCAGCCTTTATCTTGGCGTTCAGGTTCGACGCTTTCACCTCCGGCGTCGTGTCCGATCGGTGCGTGATCACGAGGTCGAAGTACCGCTTCGCCGCAGACCACACCACATTCCAATTGTTCTCCAGGTTGCTCATGGCCGCCTGGATGCGGGGGGCGTTGCGCTCCTCCGCGTCGGCGTAGGCATTCTGCGCCACGACTCCGGCCTGGAGCTGTTCGCCGCGCTTCATCAGCGCCCGAATCTGGTCCTCGACAGAGCGGGTCAGGAACCCCGTGGTTTCGTTCAGCCGCAAGCTGGCGGTAAGCGGGTCTTTGCCCAGCTCCGCGAACTCGCGCACCGTGTCGGCCACGGCTTTGCCAGTGAGCTTCTGCTGAATGACGGCGACCGAGGCGAAGCGCTCCAACCGCTCCGCCCCGACCTTACCGCTCGCTGCAAAAGCCGTCAGCGCTTCGGCCGCCGCACTGACCGAAACGCCCGTCGCCGCACTGACCCCGCGCGACATGAGCTGAAGCTGCCCCGTCGTCGTGCCCGCCTGGTTGCCCGACAGGATCAGCGCCTTGGTGAACTCCCCTGCCTCCTGGGCGCCCCGCTGGAACGCGTAGGCGAGCCCTGCGGCCGCCGCAACCGTCACGGTGAAGGGGTTGACCAGCCCGAGGATATAGCCGCCCAGGGCGCGCGCTGCGTTGCCTACGCCACCAAATACGTCCTTGAGCTGGCCGCCCTGCTGGAGCAGCACGGTGAGGGGGTTCTGACCGCCCTGCAGGCTGACCACAATATCGGTGAATTGCGCCGGCACCTGGCGCAGCGCGGCGACGGTCTGCTTGGCGGTATTCCCGAGCCCGTTTGACGCGCGCGCGCCAGCGATCAGGGCGGCGTCGGCCGCAATGCGCGCACGGTTCGCCGCTTCGGTTTCGAGCAGGGCGGACTTTTGCGCCGCCGCGGCGACCTCTTGGCGCTTGAGTTTCAGCGATTCGAGGCGGGCGATCTCCGCCGCGATGCCTGGGGTGTTGGGGTCTATCCCGCGCTGGCCTGCCAGGGCGAGGAAATTCTCGGGGGAGCCTTTGGGGCCGGCCAAGAGTGCCGCCTCGGCGTCCGCCACTCGCTTAACTTGCCTGGTGAACCGATCGGCCGCGCCCTCCGCTTTCTTGGCCATTTCGTCCAGGCCGCCGCCGCCCTCGCGACCTACTTTCTTGGACTCTTCCCCTACCTCCTTAACCTTGCCCTTGAGACGACCGAGCGACACCTCCGCGCCGGAGGTGTTCATGTCAACTTTTATGCCGGCGGTAAGGTCTTTTGATGCCACAAGCTACCCTTTGTTCTGCGCGCCAAGAACCGCGTCTTCCATGATCTGCACGTCTTCAAAGCACCAATCATACTCGCGGGGCGACAAATTTAGTCGGTCGAGACGCACGAAAAGAACGTTGTAGTCGAGCCCCTTGCGCTTGCCTTCACTCCACCGCCACTGAGACGCAATGGTGCCGAACACCTCGAACGAACGGGCGTTCTCGGGCCAATACTCGAACGCATCCTCGTCGTAGTCGGAGGGGCGAAAGCCCAGCGCGGCGAGTTCGCGCGGGTCAGGGGCCGGGGCGTAGAACGCTTCGGCCGCCCCCCTCAGTTTCCCCGCCGCCCCTCGTGGATAGCGGCGCGATACGCTGTCATCGTGGCGTCCACCGCCCCGGGCAGCTCGTCGCAAAACTGCTGCACGTTCTCGCGGTTGAAATCGGCGTCCACGTCCCACCCTTCGGCGATCTGCAGCAGGTAGTCGGCGTTCGACTCACGGGTCATTTGCATGAGCCGCTGCACGCCGGCGGCGTCATCGTCGCCTTCGCGCTTGATGCCGTTGGGCACCAGCAGGGCGTCAATGAACGCGCCGAACTCCGTGCGTGTGCGGTACTTGAACACCCACGTGATTTCGCCGAACTCCCCCTCCAGCAGGGGGAAGGTGACGCGCACGGGGAAACTCTTGGGCCGTGCGCCCAGCTTGACCTTGGCCATGGCGGTTTACTTGCCCGCCGGGCGCTTGTCCAGGCCCTGCGCCGCCAGCAGTTCCGCCACGTCGTCAACATGCAGGCAGTCGCACAGGCATGCAATTACGTCAATCGATTTCATGACGGAGATTTGCCCATTGCAGTAGTCGTTGCCTGGCACCGCGCTGTGCAGTACGCCGAAGGAAACAATGTCACCATTGTTCAGTTTCACGATCTTGTCGCCATTCTTGGCCTCGCGGCCATTTCGATAATGCATGTTCTGCCCCTTGAAATTTCCCGCGCTTTAATGGGCGCGCGGGCAGCCCGCCGACGCCGGTTTACGTCGCGTAACGAACCGGGCGGCCCTGCAGCGCGAAACCGCCCTTGCATCCCATGAGCTGGTTCTTGGTCATGCTGGGGGTCTCGTCGAAATTGACATACCCGTTGTAGTAAATGACCGAACTGTCCGCCATGAGCGCCTTCAGGCCGGTGAGCGCGCGGGTCAGGGCCGCGGCCTTGAGTGCGACGTACCCGGCCAGGGTGGCATCGTCCGCGACTGTGATACTGAGTTGCTGGGGGCTGGACTGCGTGGGCAATTGCGACTCGAAATCCTGCTCCAGGAACGAGTAGGTGACGAACTGCATTTCGCCGCCCGAGCT